CGTCTGTGCTGATGTACCGGTAACGCGGACAGCGCCGCTGGCGGTAGCCGTGGCGTCCGATAACGTCTGTGCTGATGTACCGGTAACGCGGACAGCACCGCTGGCCGTAGGTGACGCGTTCGATAACGTCTGTGCTGATGTACCGGTAACGCGGACAGAGCCGCTGGCGGTGGCCGTGGCGTCGGCTAGGGTCTGAGATACGGTGCCCGATATACCAGAACCGGCCCCTACAGTACCGGACGCGTTAGATGAAAAAGAGTCTAGCGTGGCGGCTGCGGAGCCACTTATCGCGTCTTCTAACGGTATTGGCGGATTAGGATCGTGCGCCGTTAAAGTCGGGGCCCATTGTGTCTGAGCCCACGACCTTACGACGAGGCCGTTGCCGGAAATATTATGCACGGCGACGACCTCCTACGTGGATCAGCCCGACGCGGTTGCGAACATTCCGTTGTAAGTCGTAGCTGTTGTAGCCGCCGTGTTCACTTCCAAGAAGGCCAAGGCGGCGTCGTCAAACACGCGCGTCAGATTGAACGCGGTATTGATGCCGTCAACAATCGTAATCATGTTCGCGACAACGCACGGCAACCATACTATTGGGTGGCCGATGAAGAACGCGACCGTACCAGTCACCGACGCGGAGCATTGCATCTGCGTCAATGTGCCGATGCCGTTATCGCCCGTCGCGAGTGGACAAAACCATTGGTTCAATGGATGATCTAGACGGTTGATGATACCGCTGGAGTTACCTGTTACTGAAGGCAGCGTACCGGCGTTGCCGTTGTGGTCTGTATAAGTGCAGACGGTCCAGTTGTGCGCCGTCGCGCCGAGCGCCGCTTGAATCTCAATACCGAGGAAGTTGCCGTCACGGCTATCTGGCTGATCATCTGCCGTGTTTTGGTAACGTGTGGGGACGCCGCTAACAGCTTCCGTCGCCGTCGACGACATTGTCTTGTTGACTTCGAAAATGCGATCATACATCAACAATGTACGCGGCGCCACAGAAGCCATGACGTCGGCCCGGACGAAGTGTTGCGTATCTGGTGACGTCGGATTTACGAAGAAGAACGCGCCTTGCGTGGCGTCGGTCGGGGCGTTGCCGCCTGGTGCGTTGCTCGCGGCGGTGGCAGCGGCCGGATAGGCACCCACACGCCAAAGCGAGTTAGTACCTCCGACGACGGCAGTAGTGCCGGCTTTATTGAAAGTAAAGTCTTTACGCTTGCCGTTGTTTGTGACTTCGTTAATCAAGTCGCTCAACGACGTAAAGCCGTGCATTGTATGACGGCTTGCTACTTTAGCAAAAGCGCGGTTTACTCGCTCGACGCAGCGTTCAGCTAAGCCGACGAAATCGCCGCCGTCTATCTTGCCTACGAAATCACCGCCACGACCGCACCAAACACCACCAGCCCCTGGAACGCCGCCTACAAGAATAGGGCGTTTTCCGTACCAGTCCTTCATGGACAAAGATATATTCTCAACCTGCTCTTTTCCGAGCCAGCGTTCTAACTTGCTTGAGTTAGTGCTTCGGTTCTTAAGAATATATGACATTTTGTCCTCAGGTACCGCACATTTTACCGGAATACACACCGACGTTGTCCGGCGGAATGTCCGCGATAGACGTCGGTTGAGAGCCATGGCCTTCTAGCCAAAAACCGACAACGACTCCGCAGGAACAGCAACGCCAAAAAACCTTGCTTTCGGCGTTGGATTCGTTAACCGGAGTCGCTGCCAGTTCCCATTGAACGTGACCCAGATTGTCTTCTGCCTTACGGCTAAACATCACGGGTTACCGGCTGTAATCGTAAATGACGTTATCTGAACGGCTACGCCAGTAGAAATACCTTGCGAGTTCAGGTTCAAATCTGAACCGGCTGTTCCGACGCTTCCGTCTAGCACGGGTGTGCCGCCAGACGTAACAATGCGGAACCAGGTAGCCGTGCCCGTGGCGTTAGCTGATGAATCCTGCGTGATCGCAGAGAACGTCAATACACCAGCACTAGCCGCAGCAGCGCACGGATCCGATAGTGTCAGCTCAGCCAACAACGTAGTAGCGGCACCGGAAGTGGCGGGACGGCTTCCGTCATAGATTCGTACAAGGCCGGCTCCTGCACCACCGTCAATGGTATCTCGGATGGCGTTGAGCATGTTGTTTCGTGTGGCGACGTCGATTCCGAGGGCCATATATTCCTCACGATGATAACGTCATCGGCTTCTTCGATAGATTTACCATCAAAGCCGATGACGTATATCATTTCTTATCTCATAGTTTGGCGATCAAGAACACTACTTCGCCGGACAACCGAGCCGCAACCGCGCGGGTTGTGTAACCTACGGTTGTGGCTGAAGCGATTATCGCAGGCGAGGGCACGAACGACGCCGAGCCGCTGCTGTCGACGCTGGATAGCGAGCCGATGGTCCGCGCACCCGCAGTCAACGCTCCACGAAGCAGTCCGGTTGTTCCGACCGACAGGCCGTTCAAGAAGCCGGTAGTGGCAGCGCCCGTGCCGACGTCGAGTAGAGGAGTAGCCGCTGAAGCGACTGACGCCATATCAACAAACACGTCTAGGACGATGCTGCGCGCAGGTAGAACACCAGCCGCTACGAAAGTTGTCGAGGTGGTTGGTTGTAGGGCCAGACGAACGGTCTGAAGCTGCAAACCAGGTAGGGCAACACCGCCGGCTCCGGCAGGGCCTTTTGATACTTTGTTTATGGACATACTCAGCCTTTCTTGTTAGCTTGACGCTTTTGCGGAAGGGTGGCTTCTGGGGCGTAATCAGCCGCTACCACAGCATCCGTTGGTACAAGATAACGAGTATCTACCAAAGTCTGTGTACGGCCAGACGGCTCGATGCTGATAACATCACCGCGGTTTAGTTGCTTACCATTAGCGACGAAGGGGCGAAGAACACGAAACTGCATGCTTAGAGCATAGCATAAATAAAAAACAACGGCTCCGATAAAGGAGCCGTTGTTTTAGTCGAGTTTATAAGACTCAGCCGACGATGTTCGCGAAGAACACGCCTAGGCCGCTGCCGGTGATCTTGAAGTCGCAGGTGATATCACCTTCGACGACGAGAGCCTGCTTGGCCTCAACGTCAAACTTACGCAGCGCAAGACCGTTCGGGCGGGGTAGGTGCGGCGCACCGGTCCAAGCGAACTGTACAGCGGCTGACGGGGTCTTGACGCCGACAGAGGCTGGGGCGTGTACGAGTAGAGCCGACTTCGAGGATAGGGCGAAGTCAACGCTAGCCGCAGCCGCACCTTCTGACGCGGTGTCAACAAGAGCCTTCGCAACAAGGACTTCATCGACGCCGAGGTAGCGGGCGATTACGTTCTCAGCGATTGACTCAGCAGAGGTGTACTTGACGCGATCAACGATATCGGGGTGCTCCTTAAGGGCAAGGAACACGTCCATACCGAGAACAAGCTTGTTCGCGTCGCGAGCACCGTTTAGACGGATGATCTTCTTCGCGGCGTCGACGGCGCGGATGGGATCCGACGACATATAGTCGTCCCAGCGCGCAGTCGCAGTACCATCGACGGTTAGACCCCAGACCGATGACGCGAAGCAGGCAGCCGCCATCAGCCGCTCACGACGAATCAGTAGACCGTGGGTGACCACTTCGGCCGCGTCGTTCTCTAGGTTTAGAGGCTCGTCGGCGTTAGCGATATCATCGTAAGCGATCATTTCGCCTAGCGAGTACTTATCGCAGAAGTAGGTGTCGGTTGATAGGTTGAAGCCGGTCTTCGCCGACTCGTCGCCGGGACCACGAAGCTTGGCGTCGTCACGCATGAAAGTATTCGCCGCGTAGACGAAGTACTTATCCGATTGCTTGGTGACAGGGCGGGTTGGAAACAGACGGCCGGCGATAAAATCAGCGGCGTTCTGTGTGTAGGCAATCGACATGTCCGTAAGCGGACGGTCGATATGGATTTGAGCGCGGGTAGGATTCATTTTAGGTCCCTTTCAGATATTGTTAGTTTCAGCCGTTACGAGCAGGCGCTAGGCAATTGACAGCAGCCGTTACAATCGCACCGGCGTTCGCAGTAGCGTCAATCTCGACGACTTGACCTACGGCATAGAAACCAGTTGAGGTACCAGCGGTTAGAGCAAGCGCGCGACCGGTGTTGGCGGTACCGACACGGTTACCAAGAGCGAGGTTGCTAGCGCCAACCTTTAGCTTGGTTACACCGCTCAGCGCCACAACAGCCGCCTCGCCAAGAGCGGGGCTGTTCTGTAGAACGCCGACAGGTACATCGGTTTCGGCATTGCAGAGAGCCACGCCGGTCGATACAAGCTTAACGAAGCTGTATTGAACCGATGAGGCGCTCATATCCGAAGCGCAGTTGAAAGTATGAGTAACTAGGAACTTATCTCCGATAGCCATGTGTCAGTCCTTTTCGCCGCGCAGATCGCGGACAAGTTTTGGGTTTGCGCGGTAGACAGCCGCCTTGGCTTGCTCAACCGTCATGTTTGGGCTCTTTTCAAGAACCTTCTTAACCTCTGCCTCCAAACGAGCCTCTGGGGTAAGTTCTACGTCACCGACCTTACCGACAGAAGCCATTTGAACCTTTTCGGCATTCGCCAAAAGACCGTTTGTCGCATCAAGAACAGCCTTGATGATGGCGTGCGCCTGCGGGGCGGTCTTGGCTAGGGCTCGAAGCGCCGGGCCTAGGTCTTCCGCTTTACCGGGTAGGAAGGCGTAGCATTCAGCCGCTTGCCGAACGCTGGCTTGAATCTCTACCTTCTCGCGCTCGTCGGCCAATACCTTAGCAAGCGCCTCAGTCTCAGCCTTGGCAGCTAGTATCTTGGCGTCGGCTTCCGCCTGAGCGAGAGCGAGCCGTTCCTCGAGCGCCTTCACCGGGTCGATTTTGGCTTCCGGCTCGACCACCGCGCTAGCTGCGGGAGTCTCCTGCGCCTCTTCGGCAACCGCCTTATCGAATGCGGCTGTTTCGGCCGCGCTGGGTACGGTTTCGCCTTCAGGTGTTTTTTCTGGGTCCATGAGTCCATCCGATATTGGCGCTCTAAGCGCCGCTGAAATAGCCATATCCACTACTTTATCAGAAGCCGAAGCAAGATGACGCTTTAGCATAGCAAAAGCCATGGTCTGCGAAGAGGCTTTCGCTTTTGGCTCGACCCTTACCTTATCTATCAAGCCGTAAGCGTGGGCTTCTTCAGCAGTAAAGTAGTGATCTTGCCCATCCGTCAGCAGCTCGCGAATCTCTTCTGCGGACTTGCCTGTTTTGCGGACATAGGCGCCGATCATGGCTTCCGCAAACGTATCGAGCACGTCGGCGTAGTCGCGCAGCTTAGCCGCGTTTCCGCTGATGTTGCCCCAGGGGGCGTGCAACATGAAAATCGCGGAATCGAACGCTTCTACTTCGTCACCAGCCATGGCGATCAGCGAAGCAATCGACATAGCGACGCCGTCGACGATGACCTTCTTCTTGGCTGGGTGTTGACGTAGCGCGTTATGAATCGCTATACCGTCAGCGACCGAGCCGCCGAAGGAGTTCACGCGTATGGTGATCTGCTTGGTTTTTGGGTCTAGCCCTTGAATCTGCGCGGCGACGTTCTTAGCCGAGACGGATTCGCCTGACCACGACTCACCAATGTCACCGTACACCAATAACTCGTATTGGTCGGCTATGCTGGATTTATTTAGTACGAACGGGGTCATTGATAAAAGCCTAGCACGAAAATCAACCTTCTTCGTTATTTAGCATTCGAACTATTTTATTTGACCAGCTTTTTCCAGCCTCGCCGCCCCATAGAGCCCACGCGATTCGGCCATTTGATGGATAGCCTTTCTCTCCAGGCGACCACCCTTCAGCCTGCTTATCTACTTCGTGGCGGGGGAAATAACGAGCCATTCGACGAACGCGGCCTTGCGTCATTGTATCAGAAGCGAGCATTCGCGCAGTCGTACGCCCGACTGAGGTGCCGCCACGGCGAAACTCCTTGACCCACGCGAGCCCGCGTCGCGCCTCTTCTTTTACAGCGGCCGGTACTTGTACGCTCACCGCCGCGTTTACGGAGTCTTCGTCGTCTTCTTCATCCATATCCTCTTCTGGATCTTCTTCTGGTTCTTCTAACGACTCTACGCCAGTAGCCATCTCTTTTTCTTCGTGAGCGTATTCGTACTCGTCTTCGGAGATTAGCGGCAACGAAGCCCGCTCACGGAGACGGTTTTCTGTCTCTAGTGTAGGTGTCATGAACCCGCCGGCAGCGGCTTGGCTCAGGAACAATCCTAGATCCTTGACGTCGGTTGCACCGATGCGGTCGTGCGCCAAAGACGGCCACATAGTCGGGTCTACGCCGTTGGCCTTCATCAGGCCCGCGATACATACCCGATTGATTTGCTCACCAATTGTATCCGCATACCACTCAAGTGAGGACACAAATGAACCGCTCTTTTCCGAAGCAAGCGCAAAAGAGCCGGTCTTTTCGGTTCCAAGCAGCAAGAACTCAGAGGCAAGTGTCATCAAGATGCGGCTGTCGTAGCGGCGAATGATTGGATCGGCAGGCATCGGCGTACCGGCACCACCAATCAGTTCGAACTTGTAGCCGGTTTCTTTACCGTCTTCCATTTCCGCTGGTAGCACCAAGCCGGTTAGCTGGTCTTTTGACAGCAGACTGACCATGCGTTGGAACTGTGCGCGGACGGCTTGTTCGGCAGACGACGCCGTCGGAGACATAATCCGCGACGGCACAGTCATCTTAGGTAGATTGGTCAGGTTTCGCGCAAGGCCGATCGCCTCGACTTCTTCTAGGCGCTTCTTGAAATGCCACGCGCGGTATGCTCGACGTAGAACCGAGGAGCCTTCTGGATTGTTCTTGTACACTTTGGTGCGGAACAGCACGCACCGAGCCATCGGCAGATAGATATCTTTCAAGTCCGGCGGTGGTTTTTGAACCGCTCCTAGAATCTCGCCAGTCGTATCGTCAATGTCCCAAGAGTCGATGGTCTTTTGAGCACGCGAAGCTATCGAGCGCCAGCCGATCAAGCCGTCGTTGTACTTTGAGCGAAAACGGGCGTTGTTCTGGTCAGGACCACGGCGATACTTGTATACAATCTCGTGCAAGCTGTAGCCGTATACCAACATCGACAGCACGTCGCCGATGAAATCGTCCCAAGATTGGTCCATATCGTGACGGCATTGGTCTACGAACTTGGCCCATTGCATGGCTTGATCTGAGTCATCAGCCGGAATGACGCGCCACTTGATGCGGCGAAGGTGGCCTTCAATAGCATAAAGAGCCGCGCCTATCGTGGCGTCGTTCGTGGCCATTTCCTCATAGATCAGAGCGGCTTGGCTACCGCGTAACCGCCGATTGGACTCCTCGTAAATATCACCATGCGAGAAGTCCAACCCCGGCATACCGAGCTGCACGGTTGACGGAGCCGCTGCGTTCGGTTGTTGCGTTTTCTTGCTTTTAGCCATGTAGCCAACCTATCACGGATCAGCCTCTTTACAAATAAAGAAGCCGTGCTTACATTACCAGTATGAACATTACAATCATAACAGAAGCGTTGCCACCAGCTTTTCATTGGAATCCAGCCGCTCCTGTCCGGGGAACAGAGAAGTTCTACGTAGAAACAGCCAAGGCTCTGTCAAGAAAGCACAAAGTAACGGTCACATACGACGGGCCGCTGGTCAAATACGGAGAGCGTCTTCGATTTGTGGACCGCAACAACATGCCAATTGCGTCGGACGCTATCTTGGTTTGCAATCGCCGGTCGTTCGCGGACGGATTGTATGAAATCACAGACCGTATGGTGGAGTGGACGAACTTCGCAAACTGGACAGATTACGGTTCGCCCGTCGAGCCGTTGATTGTCATTTCCGAAACCGCGAAGAAGCTGGTGCAGCACAAGACCCGTCGGCCGATTCACGTCATAGGGCACGGTGTTGATAAAAGCGTATATTTTAACGCGAATAAAGAGCGGGATAAAACAGTCATTTACACATCCAGCCCCGATCGCGGGCTGAACCGCCTGATTCGTCTGTGGAAAACCCATCAGATTCAGGAAACCTACGGCTATCGCTTGTTGGTGTCGGCCTATGGAGATTCGTCGGTATCGGATAAGACAATAGCTGATGCGTTGCAAAACGCGTCATTCTGGGCACATCCAGGAGAAGGAATCGAACTTTTCTGTCTCGCTGCCGTTGAGGCTCAGGCGTGCGGTGCGACTCCGATCGTTGTTCCCAACGGCGCGTTATCAGAAACGGTCATGCACGGCTATCGCTTTCCCGATCAAGATTTCGACGACGGCTTATTGGCGGTCCTATCCGGTGACGCACGTATGCCGCATGTGACCGCCGATCACATTTCCGATTGGAATTCGGTAACCGATGAAATCGAACGCCTACTTGTTGGATAAACCGACCGTGCCGTCAAGCTGTGCGGCGATTCCTTGGCCACGACCATCTTGTTGGGTCTGTAGGCTATTGGGTCGCCGCACGTTTGCGTCGTTGGTTTGTCCAACCATGCCGGGCCATAACGTAGAAGACCTGTTGGCTGCGTTACGCGTAGCCGATGACGTAGACATAAACGTCCTGTCTAACGAACGCTGACGGCCACGCTGTTGCGTTTTACCCATCCATCCGCCCATCCATCCACCCGCACCGTGAAAACGGCCTATAACGCGTTTTATGCGTTTGCTTACGACCACGTCTCTTGACCGTCCGTCCCGCGAGACTTGACACACACAAACAGTAAAAACTGCTTTAGGCAAATACGCGGGGGATAAATGTTTCCATGGCCATAGCCATAGCCATCACCATAGCTATAGATATAGATCATGGCAAAGGTATTTGCCCTAAGCAGTTTTTACTGTAAAACCGGAAAAAAAGTGGCCATGTACCCCATCTTTCAGCCCAAACCGCGACAAAAATGTCGTGGTTCCGCTTTGAAAAACAATCTATTTGTAAAAACTTCCACCCCATTCTATGGGTAGGATATCCACCTACACTAGACTGATCCCACCCGTGTGGTTAGCTTGACAGCATGCAAATCCGCTTGGAAGATAGACAAACCGGAACGGTCATGGAATACAAGTCCTTTGCCGAAACGCGGGCCGCTACGCGCATGAGCCCGCAGCTATTCCGCGCGTGGATCAAGGGTCGTCAGCCCCGGATCTACCCTTGGTCGAATTGGGTCTTGTCAATCAAGCAAAACGGATTATGGTGCGAGGTGTCGATAGTCGACGCCGCCGCAAAAAAGAGGTCGCAAATGAAACGTGTAGAAGTAACCGTCAACAATCAGACCACAGAGTACCGCTCCATCATGGCTGCCGCCAAGGCGCTGAGCGTGTCACCGCCGACGCTTCGCAAAGCCGTAGAGTCCGGTTCGCAAATCAACGGCGCCGCAGCGCGTTATCTTGAGCCGGCCCCCGGTCAGTTCACAGGCGACCGCCGCCCGGAGCGCAAGACGTGCCCAAAGTGCGACCTCGACCTGCCCGCGTCCGACTTCTACCGCAACAAGGGCCGACCCGACGGTCTTTCCTACGCGTGCCGGTCCTGCTTCAAGGCTGACGTGACTGAGCGCAATCGTCGGCCCGACGTCGTCGCGGCCCGTGCAGCCCGTCGTGCAGCCGCTTCGACCGAGCGCATCAATCGTCGCATTAAAGCTACGCTGGATGCTCAGGAAAACGGCGAAGGTCGCACGTTTCTGCCTGACGCTGTAGACCTGGAGCAGTTATCAGGCGAATAATGGGACCCAATTTTGACCGGGTGGGGTAAATTTTGATACCCCCCCGTCCCACCCCGTGTCGACTACACTCTACAGGCCATTAGCTCAGCTGGTCAGAGCGTCCGTCTTATAAGCGGAATGTCGTCGGTTCAAGTCCGACATGGCCTACCAAAACCGTGTAGTTGCCCACGTTGTACAACAAGGTTGAGATGAACAACATCAAAGTTATAAAGATTCCCGTAGACAGCGACCCGATGGTCGTTGATATTCCCAACACTCTTGAGGCCATGCAAGAAATGGTCGGCGGCTTTATTCAAATCGTACAGCTATCCAAGGGTTTGGATTTGTGCTGTAACGAAGAGGGCAAGCTGCTCAAGCTGCCTCTGAATGTGACGCTGTTTGGCGGTAAAGACGTGGTGGCCGGTGATTGTTTTCTACTTCGGCACAACTCCGAAGGAGACGCTATCAGCGTGACCAAAGCCGACATAAACAAATACGTCGGTCGGGGACGTGTTCGCGCTGTGTAGGTGAGCGAAAGACGTTGAATCGAATGGGGATGGGGGGATGTATCCTTGCAACCGAACCGACTGTACGGACCCCCCACCTGCGCAATTTTCGTGCCAAATTGATCGGCCCCTGGCTGCCGGTCGGATCTGGCACGATCCCTGCTAGGGCCACACGGTGCGGATCTGGCATGATTCCGCACCGTGTGGCAAAACGCCGCTAGTGTAGGAACGGGAAAGCGATCGAAGACGCCACCGCCCGTGCCGCGATCGTCAATTCGGACAATCCTTCCGCGACCGCGACGACGGCGGACACCGCGTCAACGTCGACGGCGCTAGCGGGCTTGCCGGTTGCCGGATCGGTCATGGTCGCACGGTAGGCGAGCCGTCCGGCATCGTCCCGATCGATCGCGACGTAGCCATAGACGGTGCCGCGATCGTCAACCGCAACGGCGCTAGTGGTGCGGCCCGTCGGCGCAACGTTGACGGTGCCGTCGTCATCGAAACAACGCAGATCGAAAAGCATATTAAACCCCCCCGACGATTGACGCGATCGTGGCATGCGCGGCATTGCGCCAGATACTGTGGCAGACGCCACCCGTCGCGGATTCCGGCGACGTGCGATCCATGACGCGGGCGATGTGGAATGCATAGGCGATCGGGCAACGCGGGCCGATCGTGGGCAAGAGGCGATCCGGGTGTTGCATTGTCTCGTTTCCTTCCTTCGCAACCGTCGCGGTTATCGCGGCGGGATGACCCATCCTACCGATCGGGCAGATCCACGCAAGAGAAAAGCACCGGCCGGATCCGGTTGTGCAACCGCACAAGACCGATCGGACGGTTACGGGTGTGGGTGTGGGTACGATGCGATCTGTCAAGCGACCGGGCCGGACTATGCGACGCCGCTAGCGTGCAGCCACGGCCGTTTAAACGCGTTCTAGACGGTATCGCCCACACGGTCCGGGGCTCGTTTTCCGCCCGGTGCCTGGGCCGTGTGGGTGTGGGTGGGATAGTGTGGGTCGGTGTGGGTCGGTGTGGGTCGGTGTAGGTTGTGCGGTTGCACAATGCCTGGTCCGTGTGGGTGTAGGTGGGATAGTGTGGGTGGGTGTGGGTCGGTGTGGGTTGTGCGGTTGCACAATATCGACCGATCGGTCTTGTGCGATTGCGGCATCCCCTGGCTGTGTGGGTGCAGGTGGGATAGTGTGGGTCGGTGTAGGTGGGTGTAAGATATACAGTCCGGTTTGATCTTGTGTGGTGTTTTACTATACGGTTTCGGCGCGCCGCGTCATCGGCCCGCTACCGTACAACCCCACCCACGTCCCGCCACCGATCCACGCAACACCGATCCGGGATGGGTGGGTGCATTGTACCATGAAAAAGAAACGGGCCCGTTACCGGGCCCGTTTCTGTGTAGGGTTGTTGCCGCCTTAGTCGCCGGAATCAAGATCCGCTAGCCGTTCTAGGGCGAAGACGGCCAACGACGCGACGCTGGCGTGCTCCCTCGCTTTCGTTTCATCGGTCGCGAATTTGGCGCGGCTTGCCTCTTGAATCGCAACGACGAACAATTCATCGGCTTTCGCTTTCCATATACTGTGTCCGGGAATCCGACCGATGCAATACAACGCCCGGGTTTCGGAACGTTTCGCACTATCGTGCCAAATGACTAGCGGCATTATTCCCCCCACGCGTTGATCGAAGCAAAGCGGGCGCCGATCGTAGCGTCGTCGTCGTCGTCGTCATGCGTCAAGTAAGACCGCCAGTCCTCGACGACGTGCAACCGATCCAACGTCAATTCCAAAGCGAAACCGGGGGCGCAAATGGACTGCAACACATCGATTGCTTCATCGACGATCCACGCTTGCGTCTCGTCGTCAATGGCGCCAGCGACCATATCGGCTAGGTCTTTCTCGCCGCAATCGTCCAACAATTCCGAAAGCGTGATACATAGGTGCTCCCACGATCCGTCGGTTAGCGTCAATTCGCGATCGAATTGGTACGCACTATCCGACGCCGCGATCCGGCTGGCGGTTGCTTCCACCGCCGCGTCCGCCGACGAGTAGCGCCAGCCCCGCGACGTGTGGCGGGCCGTGGCGACCGGTCGACCGGGCGACACCAGCGACCACGGGGCGGACCACGCGTACGTATTGGAGTACCACCGGTCCCCCACCGTGACGCCAGCGCGACCGATGCGCCGGAAGCCCGACGGCGTCGCGAACACGACGGACGAACCCGTGACCAATTTGTCGAGATACGCCGCGACGTCGGGTTGTGTAAGGTCTTCAGGTTGCCCGATGAACGTTTGCAGGTGTTGCGTGAATTCCACGGTGTCACTTTTTTCGCGACTGCCGAATTGCGAGAACACGCCATTATGCACTAGTGCGATCTGGTTCTCGATGACGACGTGGGGATGCGCGTTATCGTAGGTCACGGCACCGTGTGTCGCCATTCGCCAATGAAGCACGCACTCGTGACCGGCGAGCCATTGATAAGCCTTCCACGCGTCGTCTGCGTCGGCGGGGAGTGTTTTCCAAATTTGGACGCCGCGATCGATCCACATGACACCGAACCCGTCGCGGTTGCGGTTGTAAATGTCTGCGATCTCGTCGCGCGTGAGACGATCGCCGGCTTGTTGGTGAATGATTAGACACATATGCGATCCCTGGTTGTGTGGGTGTGGGTGGGTGGTTGTAGGATAGGGTGGGTGTAGTTTTAGGGCGTCAACGTCGGCGCGATTCCGACAACCGGATCCAACGCGATGCCAGCGGACAACCGACGGTGCCGTTGCGATCCGTATGCGGCGGCGGCGGTGGCGGCGGCAAACGCCGCGTCGCCGGACCGTAGCGGCGTCGCGTCGGGAATCGGGGGCGCATCGTCCGCCAGCGCGGCGGGCAGCGAAGCGATACCGGGCCGGACGCGGGCGCTAGGATCCATCGTGAGGGAGATCAACCCCCGATCAATCAAGTAGCGCCGGGCCGTCGTCGTTTCCGAACGAGCCCACGGATCGCGGCAGATCCATTGTAGAAAAGCGGCGGCGGTCAAGGCGCGGACGCTGGCGGTCTCGCAGTAGCGGATCGCCGCGTGGACAATTTCGAGCGTTGCAACGACGGTACGAGCCTGCAACGTGCCTTTCGCCCACCGAATTTCCACCGTATGGGGCCCGGTTGTGTTGACGCATTCATATCGGTTGAAAGAGATCCGCGATCCTTCCGCGAAACGCTTGCGGCACGCGATCGCGTATGAATTCAGATTGCGCCGGAACATGCGACACCACGCCCGTTCGCTTTCCGCATGCCCGAACAACGCGACCAATTTAGCAATCGTCAACGACGACACAGCAGCACGCGTAAAGTGTATGTGAAGTCCACACGTTGATCCGGGTGCGTCATGGGATACCGCGCGCGATCCCCGCAGATCGAAATTGCGCCACGCTTGCCGGTGTGCGTCAATCGTCGCCGGATGGGTGATAATCTCCACACCGTCACGCAACGATCCGTCACGTTCACCGCCAGCGAACAACGATCCCAATTGACTCTTTACGCGTTGGGCGATCTGCACCGGATTCAACGCGTCGCCGGTCCGCCCGCGCTCGATTTCCAATTCCACACCAAAGAGCAATTTGGGCGACGGGCGGCGGGAATACAACACACCCATGCGGCGGGAATATGGATACGGAAATTCGATCGGTGCGAAACCGCGACGACGTGTGGAATGATAGTCACCGATCGCCGTGATCGTGTGTCCTGTTGACGGATAGTGTGATCCGCCGTCGTCGTCGGGGCGGTGGCAATTGTCGCAAACACCGTCGCCCGCGTATGAATCGGGATGGCAAAATTCCCCGCAATCGTCGCAAGTAAAGTAGCCGTTATCCGATCGGCAATCGTCGCAAACGTTGCGTCCGTTGCGGTGGGAGTGTGTAACGGTGTTGACCTGGTCGTCGGGATACCGAAACCCGCAGACGTCGCACATAGTGCATTGCGCGTCGGCGCACGTCACGCACCAATTGGCGCCGTTGCGGCCGATCTGGCGCATCATGCCGCAATTAACGCGATCGCCGCAATGGTCGCAGATCGCGGAATAGTCCGATCGGCAGTCTCCGCAATAGCGCGCCGTCGACGTGGCGCCGGTCCTAACCGTGTGGCGTTGATCTTCCGTCGTCTCGCAAGCGCAACGGTCGCAATGGACGATCGGGCGGTTGTTTTCTGGCATGGTCGGATCCCTCTTGTGTTGGGGTTTCTAGTGTACGGTTAGCGGGCGGCGGCGAGGCGCATTGACGCGGCGGTGGCGGCGTCGCGGGCGACGGTAGCGGCGTCGCGGGCCCGTTCGGCATGGGCTTGCGCCCGATCGTACCGGGCAACCGCGCGGTCGTATTGACGCCGCGCGTCGTCGTCGGTCGGATCCATATGCAACACCCATCGGGCGGCAACGACGTCGCCGTTGGCCATCATAAGAGAGCGATCGGCCCACGCGGCGGCGGTTTCCAAGCCGTCGGCGGCGGTTGCAGTCACGCGGGCGATCGTGGCCAATTCGTCAAGGGTGGGGGCGGCGGTAGCGGTAACGGTTTCGGTCATGTGCGATCCCTGGTCGTGTGGGTGGTTGTAGGATATGTGGTTAGCGGGCGGCGCAGTAGGCCATACAAGCCTCGCCGGCGACGACGCGGGCGTCGTCGGCGCGACGGCGGTTGGTATGCGCCGCCCACACCGCCCAAGGGGCGTCCGAATTCATGCGGGCGATATAGTCTGCCCAACACGCGACGCGTTCGGCTTCCGCCGCAATATCGGCGGCTTGGACGGCTCGCCCCCACAGGTGGGCGATAGGACGGTCGTTGTAGGGCACGTCTGCGGCGGTGTGTGTACGGTCGGTCATATGCGATCCCTGGTTGTGTGGGTGTGGGTGGGTGGTTGTAGGATAGGGTTGGGCAGGGTGGGTGGGTGGTTGTAGGTTTAGTGCAACGTCGCCCCCCACCGAATCGCGTCAAGTGCCGCGATCCGTTCGGCATAGTGGGCGGCGCGGGCACGGGGGCGCGCCGCGGTAGCGCGGGCGAGGCAAGCCGACAACCGGTCAACTTCCCGCGCGATCCCGTCGACGTCGAGATCCCACGTCGGGGCGAGGAACCGGATCGCGGCGCGCGGTGCGGCGGCGGTAG